GGATAGCAAGTACGTGCCGAAAGAGCCTAAGAAGTACACCCGGATATCGGCCATGATGGAAAACGTCGGGGTGGTATCGCCGTTGATAGGATGTGTCGTAGGGCTTGTGTTATCGTTTGAGTCCCAGTCGTAATCCGTGCCGATGGTGAGCCAAGCCGTCCCGGTATCGTGGTCTGTGTACACCTCGTGCGTTGACCCTGCTGCGGTTGCGGGCGCCGTCACTGTCGTGCTGTCTGGTAGCGTGATAGTTAGAGCCGTGTCTGTGTTTGTCGCATAGGTCCGCACGTAGAAGTTGGAACTCTCAAGCGTGCCTTGCATTAACGAGCCGAGGAACTTGTATTCATAATCATTGTAGATGGTAGTGGTCGCTCTGCCCAAAACGCCTACATAATCGCTCCAAAGCGGGCCGACATAACCGTAATTGCCCAGCCAATTGACATCAGGCAGCGCATAGCAGTATGCCCACCGATAATCATGATCGTCATATGGCGACGTGAATGAAACGTTGCTGCGACGCTTGTGCGATGTTGCGCGGCCATCGAGACTGAAATAAGCGCTCATGTTCGGATACCAGAGCAAATGCCCCAGCGCCTCCAATGCGTCAAGCATGTTCTTCGCTTGGATAAACGGGCGCACATCTTCCATGGTCGAAAGGGATATCAGGGAACTGCCGTACCCGCCTGACTCGATGAATGTCGCCTTGTCCGGCCACCACGTATCAGTGCCGTCAACCGGGATGATAGCTGGCCACGGATAGCGCCTGGGGGGAAAGTAGCCGCTCGGTATTGCCCTGTTCCTGTCAATGATGTAGCTTGCCGTGCCAAGCCACAGATATTGAATCATATCTAGTAGGCTTTCGATGTTCCCGACAAAGCCCGTCCCGTTGATGGTCATCCCGTCAAAGTCGGAGGGCACCGGGTCAACGATGCTGGCGCCGTTCTTGTCCGTCCACTTTGTCATGGGACATTCAACCGTCACGCCGTGTGTGGCAGCCCAACTCGCCAGGGTACTGCATGCCGCCCACGGGTCATCGTGCGCACCCAGTAGCAGAATTTTCTCCCACTGGTTCAAGGTATACATGAGTTGGCAGAGCGGATTAATCCATTCCTGCCTCTTCAGGCTTGTCCAGTCTCCGCTGTTGTACCAAGCCGCCATTACGTGCTACTCACTTCCCAATGGCTTATGCCTTCCCACTGGAACGCGCTACCCGTGTCCCGACATTGGAACATGTGCTGATTGTCTGTCTGGTAACAGAAGTCCCCGTTGCGCGCGTAGAGAACGGAACTAGGCGTCGGATACCCATAACTCAACAGAGCGTCGCGCGCCGTTTCGTTGGCTGCGGTATACAGCCGGATGCCGCCACCGTAGAGAATGCTGCCTTTGTTCATGCCGTGGACGTGGTCGCTACGCGGGACGGTGTCGCTTGTACCAGGCAGCGACACTTCGCCAACGTCTGTGATGTCATCGCCGAACTCGGCCGCGCCACCTCCGCCAATCGGGATGATTGGATAGCTTGCGCGTTCAACGACAATACGGTTGCCGGACTGGTACACGTTGATGTCATACCCGCCCGTGATGACCTGCACCATACGCCGCATAACTTCGTCAAGCATATCCGCCCGGAGATAGGAGCCGGGGCGAACTGCATCAGGTCTCTTCGGCATACGTCACCTCAAACGGCAAACAGTTCGTTGAAGTCCCGAGCGGAATACCACGTCAACGTTTTCTTGCCTGTGCCTTCGACAAGCCCCGTCGGCGGCCGTCCTGTCCGCGGGTCAATGAAACTGTATCTCGGACGCCACCCATACGGTTCGTTGTTGAATTGAAATTGAAACGTGAATTCCCAGGTCCGCGGGCTCGCGCCCATGTCGTGCGGCTCAAACGTGACGTTGACAATCATCCACGTATATGGCGGACTCCCAATCCACCATGTAGAGTTGATGGCCCCGTCCCAATAAAGCGCTGTCCGTTGCGGGTAGTCGGCAGCCATGATGCCCGTGCATTGCAAGTCACCTTGCGGCATCATGACGTTACATTGCCCGCCTTGCGAATACGTTTGACCGGCATATTCTGAGTCCGGGTCGCCTGTCGAGAACGTATGCGACACGCTCAAATCGTTACCGGCCAGGTCCACAGCCGTTGTGATTTGGCGTAGGCTACCGCCACCGGACATGGTAAAATCGTATCCGGCGTCCCGTTTCGCAACGTATTCCAGCACCACGCGGACTTTCGTTTTTTCATCCGGTACGAGTTGCGGGTTGCGTTTGACAAGCACAAGGTTGTCGTATCCCGTCGGGCTGCTACCGATGGCCGGCACACCCGCTTCGTCAAGCGCCTCGAACAACACGCCAAAGTCTGTTGAGGCCAGTCCCGTGACAAACACTTCCCGGGTCATCTGCACAACGGCGCCGCGGTCTTCAACGGCCGCCAGGGTTGTAAGGGTATCAAGATTCACCGTGGCCATTACCCGGCCCTCGCAAGTCGTGGCTGCTGTAGCGCGGCTTCTATCCGGCGTAGTATTTCGTTTGTGGTGTCAAGCGTTGGACTCTTCTCCAGAGGCATCATGGCGCCACCGCGCAACGGGACAGGCATACCGCCGCCCGCGATTGGCGCAAAGTTTGAACGGACACCGATACCGCGAACAGCGCTCTTACCAGAACCGCCGAACTTGTCTGAACTGAACTTGCCCTCAAGCCGGTCCACCTCTTTCAGTTTGTCTATGCGCTCTTCGATGGGCTTGTTCCCGTCGTACAGTTCATCACGCATCTTTGCGATTGCGCGGTTGTAGGTGTCCTGGTTGATGGCACCTTTGGAAAACAAGTCGTTCAGGTTGTCAAGCTCGGACTCATACTCTTCAAGCGGCGTCCGCGTTTCATCAAACACGCGCGCTGCCCTGTCCGAAATGTCCTTTTGCGTTTTCTCCAAAGCATTCTGCCGGTCCTCAATCATCTTCGTGAGGCCGGATGCGTCGCGGTACTCGTCGCGCGCGTTAGCCGCCGCGCGGTTGTACATGTCTTGATTAATAGCGCCCGCATTAAGTAGTTCGTTCAGCTCTTGCATATCGAGCATGTACCGCTCAAGAGGCGTCCTGGTCTCCTCGTAAACAGCCTTAGCCCGTGAACCGTACTTGTAACTGGATTTCGCCGCGGACTCGTATTCATCCTTTGCCTTTTCAATAGCGCGGGCATGGGTCTCTGCGTCAATAGCGCCTTGCTTATGCAAATTGTTGATACGATCCAGTTCAGCCTGATAGTTCTCCATTGGCTTCCGCGTTTCTTCGTAAACCTTAGCGCCCTCTTTGATGAGCTTCTGCTGCGCGTCCATGGCGGCGGATGCGGCAACATTATCGGCGTTTGCTTGTCTCCGCGCTTCCGCAGCCTTGGTAATAGACTCTGCGGCATCCTCCGTAGCCTTGCTTGTACGTTCAAGATATTGCACGAAAGCACTTGCGGGTGCGGCAAGTGGTGCGAAAATAACGGAAGCACCCAGCGCAGACGGCAGTGCTTTTAAGTCTGTTGCGAACACTTTTGCCGCCATATCAGACTTTGCAATACTTGAGCTGAGCCATGTAAATTGGTCTGCAACAACTTTCACATATGGGGCTGTTTCGACAGCGACATCCTGTGATATCCCTTTCAAGGATTCGCCATGGCCGTCATTGCATCATTAGCCGCCTCGATCTTGGCGGCGTCAAGACGGTCAACAGCGGAGCCAAGCGCCTCAAACTCTTTACGCGCTGCCTTCAACCCTGCCGCGCCCTGGTCAAGCATGTTGACCATAGCCACGCCCTCGGAATCGAACAGCTTGAACGCCAACCGCACGCGGTCTGCGGGATTCTTCACATCCGCCAACGCATCAGCGACAATGTATAGCTGTTCTTCAAGGCCCGAACCGGCCATCGCTTTCGCGTCAAGCCCAAGTTCCTTAAGCGCCCCTTGCGCTTCACCCATCCCGTAAGCGGCCTCGGACAACCGGCGCGTCATACGTTGAAGCGCCATGTCCATCGTAGAACTCTCAAGCCCAGCTTTGTTTGCTGCGAACCGGAACGCGCCAAGCGCCTGCGTTGTCAATCCTAGCTTGTCCGCGGTTTTCGCGAGCACGTCTATCTCGCGGTACGACTCTTTCACGAATTCTTTGAACCGCGATACGATAGCCGTTAATCCCGACGCGGCCGCGAACGATGCGAATGCGCCTGTCAACATCGTCATCTTGCTAGAGACGTTACGGATGGTTTTACTGAACTCGCTTACCGGCTTTCGTGCAGCATTCATCTTCTTCGTGAACTTGCTGGAGTTCACCGTCAACTGCACGGATAAGTTAGCAATGTTAGCCATGTCTCTTCTTACTCCGGCTCTCGTATGCCAGCTTCGCCATCTTCAGCCTATGCCACTGTTCCTCAAACGACTGCGCCCGTCGAGGTGGCTTGTCGAATTCGGGCATAAAGTCCGACGCGGAGAACGCTTTCGGATGCGCTTTACGGTCTCGATTGATGTTCGCTAACAGAGACATCAACATCGCTATCCTCACGTCGCCGCGCCAGTCCCCGAACGGTTCCAGTTCCGCGAATGCTTGCCATTCAGTAAACTCGCGTGCGGACATTTCACGTTTGGCCCGGGCAACCGACATGCCCAACGCAAGGGCTAGTCTGTACCAGAATCGGTGCTCGGGCCTTCGTCGAAATCCGCCTTAGCCTCTGCAACGGCGTCGGCGCCCATCCGGTTCAGTTCAAGGCCCTTGTCGAGTATCCTGTCAAGGGCCGCCGCGTTTTTCTTGCCAAGCGCTTCGATATCCGATTCTGTGAACAAGGGATTCCCATCCTCGTCACATACCACCATGGCCGCATACCGCGCCCGGAAGTTCGGGATACGGCGGCGGTCGCCCGTTTTCGGGTCAACGCCGCGCATCTCGAAGGCGTCGCGTTCGTCAGCGCCTACAACACGGATGTATACCGAACCGTCCCATTCCGGGATATCCAGTAACTCAATCCGCCTATCGTTCCGGCCAAGAATCTGCTCTCTGGTCAAAGGGGTACTGTCCACCATATTAATCTCCGCAATGTGTTTGGTCATTAACCACTTGACATCGTGACGGCGCCACAGACTTTCAGCGCCATGCTCGCGGTCATACGGTCATCCTGGTCCGTGGCGCTCACGGAATACCCTGAACAACCGCACGTGGCCGCCCACGTGTAGCTGTTTGGCCACGTGATAGTAACGGTCTCTGTCGCGCCGTCAATCGGCGGGTCGTCGTCACCGTCGAACTCGAATTCGACTGTGATGTCTCCGCCTTCCACGAGGTCCGCCATGTCGTATGTGTGGTATCCGCCTGTGGTCCCGAGATGGCTCGTTTTGTACGATGCCCGCGTCAGATCCGGCCCGCTGATACTCAACAGGTTCGCGCTGAACGAGCTAGTACCAAACGCAATAGTGGTTCCGTGTGGTGTGTCTGCCATTGTCTACCTCTCCTATGTGCTCGGCGCACTTTCCTCGCATACCAGAGTCCAGTCTTGTCGCGCCCGCCAAACGCCTATTTCTTCGCCGCTCTGCGGTTCGTCGTATTCGGTTGCGTCATCCTGGAGTAGGATGCTTTTCACAACCACGTTGCCTTCACCCGATACGGCCACGGTGCCGCTATACCCGTCCAACGCTAGGCGGGACAGTTCTGCAATGTTCACAATTTCGTTGTACCCGGTGCTGTACCAGTCGAGTTGAATTTGCGCGCGCATCAGTCCAGACACTTTCCGGTCACTCGTGTTGAGATGGTGCATATGTGTGCCCGTGATGCGCTGGTAGATTCCAATCGGCAACGACTGCCCTTGCGCGCCGGAATGCGGATGAATGCGCGTAGACACAAGGTCTGTCAATCCTGTGCTTGTGAGCAACACAGTCCGCATAGCCATCTCTGCCGACGCGCTCATTACCCTGCCTTCGTTGGTTGTTTCGACATGGCCATTTTCTCTATACGCGCTTTCAGTTCTTTGTGGTAGATGCCCATAATTGTTCCGCGATTCTCTTCAAGCGCGCGCCTGATAAACGGATGCGCTTTCGTTCCCGGATGCTTAACGATTGCCCCGAGTATTGTTCCGCGCTTCCCAGTGTCCGGATCCTCAACAAGTATCGGCCACTTCTTTGCAGAAATCACATGCGCCTTGGTGCCGTACTCTACAAGATGTGCCGTGAACCGAGGCCTGTGCCCGGTTGCCGGGTCAACGTAATTCGAGCGCGGCCCTACAAGCCCAACGACATAGCCCGTTGACCAGTACGCTTTGATTTTGCGCCCGATGCTTTTCGATAAAGCCTTATTCTTGCCAACCTGCTTTGCATACTTCTTCGCGCTACGCGATACCGGGGTCAGCGCTTTGCTCACAGCCCCTCGCACCACCTTATGGAATTCGCGTGATGCAAGACGTGCAAGCGCCTTGTCCAGTTCGCGGTCTCCGTCTAACTGGATGCCCGTTGCCTGTGGGCCTTTGCCTATGCCGCGGCCTTTGAATGGATTACTGCCTAGTTTCATTACACACCCTTCTCCCTGCAATACAGTTCAAGCATGATGTCCCGTTCGTCGCGCTTTATGATGGACTCCACTTCAAACGTCCGTGAACCGAACACGACACGGTATGATGAATCAATTCCGCTGATATACCGCACCGTCACAAGATGCGACACTTCGCCGCTGACAGCCTGTGCGTATTCCAGCGCGCGCCCTTGCAACGGCTCTATGCTGGCCCATACCGCCTCCGCGCTCCCGGTACTGTTGACCACAGACACCTCGCCGCTCGCCGCTGATGTGCTCTCCGCCGTAGGCATGAGATAGATTCTGTGTCTCAACTTACCGGCTCTCATCCAATCAACCCCATACCGCTGTGTTCGATGTTGATAAGCGCTTCAACCGCCATCGGAACTTCTGACACTATGGTGCCAGTAATGATGTGTTCGCGGTTCTCAAACCAGTGAGCCACAAGCATCAGGATAGCTTGCTTCGTTGAATCGGGAATGTCCGCAGTGTCCGCGTACCCGCCGACATACGTCACGGTCACGGCGTTCATGCGGAGATAGGTTGATGGCCAGGCATACCCGTAGTTCAGTTTGATGCGGCCCGGTTCATTGCTCGTGTCGGCCTGGTAATACGACGAACTCAACGTCTGTTCTGAGTCGGTATCGTCGTAGTACGTGATGGACGTGACGGACACAAGCGGCGGATACGGGATGATGATCTCGCCTTCCGGAAACGCATCAAAGTACCGATACCGAGTCTCGTAAATCAGTTGGCGCCGTTGCCGTTCCTCGACAAACTCGCGCGCGGCCGTGATGAGGCTACCGATATAGGTATTCTCATCATCGCTGTCAACGCGCATGTGTGTCTTGGCTTCGGCCAATGTAACCGGTTCAGTTCCGCCTGATGCTGCCGTTGCTGTAAAATCGTTTCCCATCAGTCTGCCACCGCCGTAAACTCTTCACCTTGGATTGAGTTGTACCCGGCCTTCTGCATCCATAGGTAATACGTGTTGCCCTCGTCCAGCATGAATGTCGCCTGTCCGTTATCGTCGGTCTGCAACGTGCCTGCCACGACGTTCCCGCCGCCGCTATCGGTTGAAATCCACACGTCGGCGTCTGCAAGCGCGACACTTTCAACTGTGATGGTTATTGTGCAGGCGTCGGCGCCGGAACCAATTGCGCCGCCCACGCCGGAGATAGACGAGTCCAGGTATTTCCCGAACGTGCCCGTAGTCGTGTGGCCGCTCTGCGCCTCGTCCCATACCGCGTCGGCAATGTCGTCTATGTCGGTACTGCTGAGACTCGCCGTTATGCCGGCAAGGTCCCCGGTGGTTGTGACGCCGTAGGCGGTCAAGGCGGCTGCGGCAGAGTCTTGTGCTTCAGTGGATGACAAATCGTTGAGGCCGGCGAAGCCCGCGTCCATCTCCGCATCTGTCGGGGGATCATAGGCCGTCAAGGCAGCCGCGGCAGAGTCCTGTGCTTCAGTGGATGACAAATCGTTGAGGGCCGCCAGCCCGGAATCCAGTTCTCCCTTCGTCGGCGGGTCGTATGCTGTCAGAGCAGCAGCCGCCGCGTCTTGAGATTCGGTACTGCTCAAGTCATTCAGTGCTGCCAAACCGCTATCCAGTTCCGCCTTCGTCGGTGCATCATAATCGGACAACGCCGTATCGCACGCCGCGTTGATTGCGTCCGTTGCATCGCCGCCCTCGACTTGCATGGCATCAACCTGGAGATAGTCGCTTGTGCTGAACAACGAATCGTAGACGTTAGCTGGGACTACCTGTCTATCACGCCATACAGGCAATGCACCGGACATCGCAACCTGTACCGTCAACGAGCCAAGCGTATCCGTGTCTCCGGTCGTGAGCGGAACTGGATACCATCCGTCGGCGTCATGCGTAGTGGTCGGGCCCGTGTCGGAAGTCTGCGCGAACGCCGCGCCGTTCTTGCTAATTTGAATGTCGCCTTGTGCGATGCTCAGTCCGGTCTCTGGCGTGACGCCGTCCGTCTCATCTACAAACGGCCCCATCTTGATTATCGCGGCTGTGCCGTATTTCAAATACATCCTATGCCGCTCCACTCATTTGATTGTAATGGTGCACAAACACCGGGACTGCCGTGCCGGCTGCGGCCTCGGCCTGGAAGTAGCAGCCGTCGGCATAATAGTCCGTGGTTTCTACCACGAATACGCCGCCGTCTGTAAACCGATAGTCACCCATTATGTCACCGTGATTTTCGGGTCAATGTAGGCTGTGCCAGACGCCGTTTTCAGATAGATGTCAATCCGCAGGACGCCTGCCGCGTTGGCAGTGTGCGATACGGTTTGAGTCTGCCATGTGGAATAGTCGTCATAATCCCACGTCGTACTTCCCGGCGTTGACACAGCCACACTACCGTCGGCCTTATACTCGACAACCTCGAAATAGAGTTCCGTCTCATCAAGGTCGCCGCTGAACGGGTCGCCGCTCTGGAACTGCGCGTACATCGTATAAGTGTGCGCGTCGGTATCATCGCAATAGATGAAATGGGATTTCGCGAGAGGCCGATCGACATCGCAATTTGCGTTCGACTGAAACCGGAATCCCTGACTGGCACCGCCGGACCGGGCATAGTCCGCGTCGGAATCAATTTCGCCCGTCCGTTGATAGTCCCATTGGTGCCCGCGCTCCAACGCATCCCCGTCAAAGTCCCAGCCGTCACACAGCACGCCGTTGTACCGCGGAGGAACGCCCGGCACCAGCTTGCCGGCTGCAAACGAATCGGAGTCTACCGTGATAGTGGGAGACGCGTTGAACGTGCAGTTTTTCACCAGCGCTTCGGACGCCAGCCCGCAATGAATGTCCATGCCGTGCTGGGCAAACGTGCATTCCGACAGAAACGCATCGGCAGCCATTAGGTCAAGTCCGCGCCGGTCTGTGCTGTAACTGTCGATTGAACAGTCGTTGAATATGAGATAGCAGTTTGACGTTGAGATAGATCCACGAGACGTGGAGTATTCACCGCAGTTCGTAAACGTGCAACCCTCGAATGACGCACACCCGTTGTTCAAGTACATGGCCCATCGGTAGCCGTCTTCCCACGTGCAATCCACGCAGTGGAACCCTTCCATGTACCGGGCGTAGAGCATTCCAGTTGCATGGTGGCTGTTGAGGAAATGAATCCGGTTCATCGTCACGAAATCGCAGCCGTTCATATAGAGGTAGTACGCCCCGCCGTTGAAGTCGATCAGCGGGAGCACGTCGCTGCCGTCTGACCACGGGTCATTGACAACGGAGTCGCACCCGATAATCTCTATTGAAGATCCGGCAGACCCGGCAAACGTCCAGTTAATATCCGCTGCTACCGTCTGGCTCGTGTTCGCACGGACATAGACTTTGTCCCCCCCGCTGACGTTGCCTTCGAGCTTACCCAACGTGAGCCATGCCGTCCCGATTGCAGTACCGGCTGCGCCGTCGTTTCCGCCGTCAAGATCCAGGTAGTAGTTAGCCATGTTACGGCCCCGCGATTACCGTTTTCACGTCTTCTTCGACAAGGTCTTCCCACGTCGTGGACGTGATCGCATTCGCCGCTTTGAGTTTTGCCACAACAGCGTCAACCTCGGCCCGGTCAACAGGCATATTCTTCTCTCTGTCCAATAACGCGGCGTCCTGATCGGTAACACGAACTATCGCCTGCGTGATAAGGGTCGCGTCGTTCGGGACTTTATCGGACGGGTACCGTGGCCACCAATCCGCTTTGCTCCCATCGTCCCGCGTGACAATCACCTTCACGCGCTCGTAGCCGTTCCGGGTATACCGGCTCTTGATAACGGCGTCCACTTAGATGCCCAGCCCGTCAAGCAGGGCGTCCCATGCCGCGAGGAGCGCCGACACAAACGCCTCAATCAGCGCCTTCAAATCGTCCAGAAAATTTTGTACCACGTTACGGTCCTCCCAGTACATGCGCCTTGATAAAGCCCGCGGCCAACTGGCCTATGGCTACAAGTATCGCTATCAACGCGCCCAGTTTCGCTTTGCTAATCGCTTGAGACTGTTCCAATGCGGACACTTTCTCCGCCAAACTTTTCCTGGCCGTGCCGCAATGTTCAACCTGCCGATCCATTCGGATTAGCACATCGTCCACCTTTTGGAACAGGGTAGTCTGCGCCTCGCGCATCCACCGAATATCCGTCTTGATCTCGGCCAACAGTGTATGGTCGTTTTCTTCCGGCATTACGATTCCTCATTCAAATCGGATGGGCAGGCCATACCTGCCAGCGGCCTTCTTGAATTCAAGGTTCAACTCTTGCAACAGTTCTTCACGACCCTTGGCCTTGTAGAGTGCAATCTTCTTTGCCTCGCAATCGTTCATGGCTTTGCCGAGCATCTTGCGAACCGTATGCACGTTCACCGTGCCGGTGGTTCCTGGCGCATCTTCGATAGCGTAAACGAATGGCGATGTGAATAGGCTGCTCTCCTTCGGGACATGCGTCGTGATGCCGCCGCCCTGGGCAATGCCTAGCAACCATTCCACGCACGGACGCTGAAACCAGTATTCGCTATCCGTGGCCATGTCAATTCCGTAGAGATGAATTTCTTTGTACTCGGCAATAATGGCCAGCGCAATCTGATACGCCACCGTCGATGTCATGTAGTTCCCGAACCGCTCAAACACTCGCACGAACGGGAACGGGATACTGTTCGGCACATCGTCGTAATGTTCCAGCATGTAAGCCGGGCAATCCTGTTGTGCCAACCACGCGATACGTTCGTCGATAACCTCTTTCCGCCGGTCGGGGTTCTGCCCGTGCGGGTTTAGCCAGGGTCGCCATGTGTCTATCAGATGCGGCGGTAACGGTCCGCGCGCGTGCAAGTCAAACCACGCATCCCACCGCTTGTTCGGCACGGCCATACCCAACTCGTTACATGACCAGATGTCGAATGACGTGTCGTCAAACGGCGCCTGGTCTCGACTGGTCGCGGCCCATCCGACAATGGCCACTTTGTCCCTGCTTTTGCCGGGGATCGATTCAACTGATTTTTTAGACACCATATATCCTCCGCGATGTGAGTGTGCCGCGGGCCTGCACCGGTCACGTTCCGGATTGAGCCCGCGGCGTCCGCCTGGTGGTTAGGTTGTAATGATCTCCTCAACGCTCGACAGGTCGTTATCCGACGCCGGCCCGTAATGCGGGTCGAATCCGAACAAGGTCGCACCAAAATCGACGGTGCCAGTGATGGTCACCACCAGCGCCACCCAGTCCATGCTGCCGGTCGTGGTGAGTTCGTCGGCGCGCAGGTTGATAATCGCCTGCTTGTCGGTATCGCCGGTCGTGTCAAGACCCGTGATGCCCTTGCCGCTGATGGCCGTCGCGCCGGCGCCGGAACTCGACGTGGCCTCATAGAGTTGGCCCGCGACGGCTCCGTCAGTCGTGAAATTACCGGCGCACAGAACCGCCATAAGGCTCTCGAACTCGGTCATGTTGACGTAGTCCGAGGTATAGGTGGCGCTCGTGTATGCGTCCGGGTCGATGGTGCCCACCAATGCCGCGCGTTCGCTCGGCCACAGGTTAGAATTGTAGTCTCCCATGTCGATTATCCTCTCGTTTTGCGCGGGCGCCCGCGTCGCCGTGGTGCGGCCTCGCTCGTCTCTGGCTTCTCGGGTTCAGGCTGCTCCTCGACAACCCGAACGGCTTTCCGCTTGATCCAGCGGGCAACCGAATCCGGTCTCATCCGTTCGCGCGTACCGGGCACCCGAATCTCCGCCGATTCATGGCGCGCAGTCTGCCGCGTAAACTCGACTAACACCATGCCGTCTTTCATGGTTACGCCCTCGCAGCCAGCGCCACGAAATGCGACTGGTAGACGGTACTGTTGGCCGGCGTAACGTAAGCGCTCATGATGGACTGGCCGCCGATGCGGAACATCCACCTAAACGCAGTCACGGCGTAGTCAAAGTACAGGTGCATCGAAGATGCAGCCCGTACCCCGCCGGACTTGACGGCGCAGTAGTACCCGTCCGGGTTGATGAGTTGGATGTCAAACAGGTCGCCCAGTGTTTCGCAGTGTTCGCACAAATGGATGGGCAACCCTAGCAGAGTCCCGGTCGGGACGCCTTTCAATCCCTGAACCGGCGGCGTCCAAATAGGCTGTTCGCCAATAGTCATCTGCGGAACTTGGTTGAACGCATCCGGGTTGATGAGCCAGAAACACCGCGAGTTCAGGCCCAACAGCGCGCCGTACATCTTCGTCGCGTTGGCCGCGTTGATGGTATCGGCGGTCTGAGAACTCTCCTTCGCGATGCTGGCGTACACGCCGCTATCGATTTCCCAGCCCTTCGGCGTACCGGCGCCTGTGCCTTTCACCAGCGCATCCGACGCTTTCCACTTGATGGCTGCGCTTGCCTGTTTAGTAAGCCGCGCGTTCAAACGAGGTGCATCCTCGAGAAGTTCGTCGGTCGCGAGCACAAACGCGTACAGTTCGTGCAACGTCATGTTGACCGTCTTCGTCACGGACTTGGTCGCGCTCATCTGAGCGGCTTCAGCGCGCCAATACGCCTGAACGCCCGTGGAACCCCACGGCGTCCATTCGTCGCGCAACATACCCACCACGTTGCTCTCGGTGGGTTCAGGGCCAATCCAGTTGATGATATCCTCATCGTCCGGGTTGTACACGCCGTCCCAGATTTCTTGTGAGAATGACGGCGGGACCATGTACCCACCGTCCTGGCCCATGCCCTCCCGATGGTAGTCGGACGGAGCCGCTTGCATACCGCCGCCGTCGAGTTTGCGCGCAATCTCCATCGCCTTGGTGAGTCGCTGCGGTGGGGGTGTACCCGGCTGACAAGCGGCATGCACGTCGATGGCAAATTGCGCCACATGCGTGTACCCGCACGCCGGGTCAAGCAGGGTTTCCCCTACTTCGATGCGTGAAGCGCCGATACCCGGATCTGCTACCGGCACACGCCGGCCGGCCGGTTCAGCCCCGGCCTGAGCGCGGTACGCATGACGTTCCCGCATATCGATGCTCGCCGTGAGCTTGTCGATTTCGGTTTCGGCCTCGGCAATCTCCGTCTGCTGTTCGTCGGTCAGAACGCCTTCGTTGTCTTCGTCCGCGGAGGCGAGGATAGCCTTGATCTTCGCCTCCAGTCCGCTACGCTTCTCACGCAGCCCTTTCAGAGTATCCATTCTGTTTCGCTCCTACCGTGTTGCCCGGCGGGAGCACAAAACAAAAAGCGCAGACCGCCGGATAGACATAGTTGTCGATCCAAACAGTCTGCGCTTACGTCTAAGGCGTTTCGCTTACCTGTTATTCTCGCAAGACTTGCGCAACGTCGAAGGCGCCGCGGTTGTCTCGCGAGTCTGTCTCTGATTTAACTGTTCGCTAGAACTGTACACCCGAAGGTGTAATTCTGTCAAGCGCCGTTCCGCCTGATGTTGCGCGCGTGCAATCCACCGGATTTCGTTGATGTTCACCGGACGCCGCGCAGCCGCTGCCGTACTTTCGCCGTGTCTGTTCGCATCCCCTGGCGCCGCGCCGGTTGCGCAGACGACCCGGCAACACCGTCTATCAGGCCCATACGCGCCGCGTCCTCAGCGTAGAACATTCTGCCGTCGCCAGCCGCCCGCACGCTTTCCTGTGGCATGCTACGGCCTTTCGCCACAACTTCAACAAAGTGGTCCATCCACCGATTGACAGCCGCCTGCCAGACGGCCGCCTGTTCCTCAGTGATTTCTGTGCCCATGGCGCCAGCGGATTTGTGCACGCCGGTATCAATGACCACGGGCCGGATACCGTCATCCTCGAAGGCCCTCGAAAAGTCATAGGCCAGCATCCTAACGCCGATGCTCCCGACCTCGTTCAACTCGTGTGCGGCTGTTACGGTCTCTGCATTGGACGCCAGATAATACGCTGCGCTCGCCGCAAGCCCGTCCACAAACGCGTTCACCGGCTTGTGCTCTCGCGCTGTCTGGATAGCTTGGCCGAGTTCCGGGAGCCCGTCCACCGACCCGCCTGGCGAATCAATCTGTAACGTGACAGACTCCACCTCGTCGTCGTTGACGACCGCGGCCAATGCCCGGCCAATCCCGGAATACGCCGTGCCGCCAAAGAACAGCGTGAACATGCTGAAGTGCTTTGTCAAGACGCCTTTGACCGGGATGACCGCCGATGCGCCGACTTTGGTATAGTCTGCTGTGGCCCGGCCTGCCGCGGCCGTCACCTCAGCCTCCCGCCCGGTATCCGGGGACATTGCGTCGAGGATGCGCCGTTCCCAGCCCGGTGCGATAGCCCATAGTCCGCAGTCAGTCAGCATTACACGTCTCCTGCACGACGGGCTCTGTAAGCCCGGCCGCTATACCATGTCGCATAGCCAGGTTGACAAGCATTTGTTCCCGGTCATCTTCCAACCCCACGGCTGCGTATTGCGCGACACACGATTGGACGGCGAGCGCCGTGTCTATCTCTTGCCCGGCGCATAGCCGCGCCGCAAGTCCAAGCCCCGGAGCAATCGCGCGAGACACGTAGTCGAGATGGCCTGTCAACCATTCACCGGCCCACGTCACGAATGCGTCCGTACCGTCCCCGTACTTGTCCCGAGCGCGTCCCAGTTCGGTCACCTCTTTGGACATGACGCGGGCTACGGCGTCCGCTATCACAGGCCGGGCTGCTTCAGCGTCTGAGGCGTTGTTGTTTTGTGGCACCGGCGCCTGTGCTGTCGGCGCTGTCTTTTTCGCGGCCTCGTCAATCGGCATGAGGTTTGTCCCATCTACGAATACGATGTCACCCGCCGGTCCAATCGGGTTCATGTTCTCCAATCGCCGGACATCGTTCACCGTCATCCCTACTTTGACCATGGACTGATAGTAGTTTGTCCGGGCGGCCATGTCGCCCTGAAGGAGTCCCTGGTACACGTACTCGCAGAAGAGGTCAGACTCAGATTCACGGAACAGCTTCCGACCGGCTTCCTGTTTCCACCGTTCGCCCCATGGCGTCAGTGTGTCTTTGACGTAAGCCGTGTCCAGCGCTTCGAGGGAGTTGTAGTTCGCCTTCACGAGGGACATGAGTTTCGGCAGTGGGATGCGCAGCCACCGCGCCACTTCTTCAACGTGCCAGTTGAGCAACGTGCCAAGCGTGGCCTTCTCCGGGTCAGCAACCGCGGACACGTATTGACCACCTTCGGGGATGATGCCGATTTTGTGCGCCTTGTCCGCGCCGCCATGCCGGGCGTTCAATTGGTCCCGGAACACCTTGAGCGCGTCAATCGAAACGCCTTCCGGAAAATGCACGAACCCGCCTAGCCATGTGCCGTTGCCGAAAAACGCGCCCTGGTATTTCTCTGCGGCGAGCATAATGCCCAGAGTATACCGAGCCAATGCCGCGCGCCGGTAACCCCCTAACCCGTCATAGCCCAAGCCATGGATTTCAAACACATCCGCGTCGTCTAACGTGACGGCGCCCCCGGTGTCCGTCCTGATCTCGTGGACTATGGCGCCCGTGTTTGAGTCCCGGCCCTTTTTGACCATGGTGGGGTCAAGAGGCCACAAGGCTATAGGATTGCCGGCCCTGTCCCGTTCAATCTCCGCTATGCCCCGCTCGAATGTGAGCGCGTGTTGCGTCATGGTCTCCCGGAACGACTGTGCGGACATCTCCGGGTTAGGTTCCCGGGCCATGAGCCGGTACACAGGATGGTCCCGTCGGATGGCCTTCGAGCCGTCGGCGTTCTCTTGGTAGGTTTTGACGGGCAGCTTGCCCATGTCTTCTGAGATGGCATTCACGCCGGCGTACCATGCGGATATGGCCATCGCAGTGCCTTCGTTGACCTTCTCTCCGCTCGGCGTCTCGTATCCCCCGTCGGCACCGAACCATGTCCCCGGCGTCCAGCCAACGTCCCCATCAGGCGTGACGCGCCCGGCAAACATCCGGCTTATGACGCTCATGTGGCGAATCTCCTCACACCACAAGATATAGCCCCGCTCCGCATTAATGTACCAGTGAATGTAGGGTGCAGTCAAGCCAAACAATTGAGCCGACTACAATTAGGCCGATTTGCCAACCCCATGCCGCCGTGGCCCCGACGCCGATGCAGGCCAGGGATAGCAAGGGAATCAGGACGGTATCCGCGCAGGTCAGTAGCCATTTACCAAACCGAGAAAGCCGGGTCATCTAACACACTCCGTTTGTGGATGTCCATCTTCAACGCGCCTGTAAGCGCCATCAGGGCCGCCACGGGCCCGTCAATCTTGCGGCGCCGTTCGCTCTTGTCGGGCTTCACGTTGCCCGCCGGGTCAATTTTCGCCACCACATTAGCCATCTCCCACAAAAACAGCGGGTTGCCGTCATGCTCTATCCGGCGCCCAAGCACTAGCCGTTCCATCTCCACCATGCTGGGATTCATACTGAGATAGCCCATGCCATGCGCGACCACCTCGAACCCGTCCTCGTCCTGCAAGTTCTGCGCTATCTCCGTGGCCATGAAGAGCCGGTCGTAACAGATACCGCGGATGTCAAACCGTTTGCCCAATTGCCCGATAGCCGCCCGGATGGCCTTCAGGTCAATCACGTCGCCTTCAGTTAGGTTCAGCCATCCGTTGCGATACCAGTCCTCGTAAGTCGCGTTGTTCTGGCGGGATTTCTCTACAAGCCGGTCCCGAGGAATCCAATGCCAGGATAACAGCCGGTATTTGCCTTCGGCTTCAGACGCGGGGAATATCAGCGCGAACGCTGTCAGGTCATCGCTACTGGAAAGGTCCAGCCCGCCCCAGCACGCTTTCCCTTCCATGTCGGTGTCATCATAATCCCCGACACACGATTTCCATTGGTCGATGTCCATCCACGCCTCAGTAGCCTGCACCCAAATGTTCAGCCGATATCGCAGGAAGGCAGACAGTTTTCGCGGTTCGTTCTCCGCTTCCCGGCACGCCGCTGCCATGTCCTCTTCACGGAGAACTGTTCCAAGTGCCGGGTTTGCTCTGCGCCACACGGCCGGGTCTGTCCAGTCGTCGTCTTTGTTCGCTGCATAGATGATGGCCAAGTACTCGATATCCTCGATGACCCCTTCGATGACGCGCGTGCCATACGAATGCTGTTCCCAACCGATGCTTGATTCGTCATATTCGCCGGCCGTCGTGATGACAAACAACAACGGCTCCACGCGCGCGACGCCGCCGAATAGCAACGTGTCCCAAAGGTCGCGTTTTTTGTGTACGTGCAACTCATCGACAAGAGCGCATGAGATGTCCAGGCCCTCGTGCTGGGCCACGTCCGCCGACAGTACGCGGTAGAGCCCGTTCTTTGCGGGGTAGACGAGGCGGCCCGTGGAGGGGAGATGGCGTAGTCGTTTGCGGAGTTGAGGGCTCGCAGCCGCCATCCGGGCCGCCTCGTCGAAAACAAGTCGTGCCTGTTGTCTGTCCACTGCTGCGCCGTAAACTTCGGGCGTTTCTTCTCCGTCCATGCACAACATGTAAAGCGCGATGGCGGCAAGCAATTCGCTCTTGCCGTTCTTCTTCGGGATTTCGATATAAATCTTCCGAAACCGACGGTTGCCGTTTGAGCGTTTCCAACCGAACGCGCGTTCCACGGCGTCCCGCTGCCATGGCATGAGGATGAACGGTTTGCCGGCCGCGGCGCCTTTTGTGAGACAAAGAAACGTTTCGATGAAGTTAGTGACGTGCGCAGCCGCGTCAGCATCGAAACGACACCCGTCAGCAATCGCCGCAACGTCGTTGTAGTTCCGAACATACTGAGACCATTTGTCCGCCTTGGCGCGTTTGTATCCCTTGTCGAACGCGGCCCGCCGCGACTTGTCGAGCTGCGTCCGCCATGTGTGAATGTTGTCACTCATCGTTACCCGCGTTATTAGTCTACACTAAATCGCTTCAGCATTCTGGGTTGCTTTACCGGCCTGGCGCGCTCAAGGGAATTGGGTTGCTTTCAACCATTGGCACGCTCAAATCACTTCACCGTGTTTAATGCCGAGTTTCGCCTCATGGTAGGGAACCGAAACAGGGAGCCCTTCCAACTCCCGCCATTTCATGTGCAGGTCAATCAGAAACATCTTGATCATGTAGCGCAACGCCATGCGGTTCCTCTGGCCTTTGGTCTTCTCGGCATGGCTGGGATGGTTCTCGATGCGCAACTTGTATGCACGATAGATTCGCTCGTACTTGTTCTCACCGGCCCGCAGAAACGAGGAAGCCAATACGCCCATGAGTTTCGTCTTGATGAACGGGTTATACGTGATGCCTTTCCGCGTTTGGACTTCGCCTTCCGCGTTGACGTATTCCACGTCAACAAGATGTTCAGCGCGCTTGCTCCTGCCTCGGCCGTCGTCAGCAACGTCCAGTCCGCAGTATCGCCAGAATGAAGAAGGGTACTTTGCCTTGTGCGGATCCAGCTCCGAAATGATGCACGCAGCCATCGCCGGGCCGATCCCTTTCACATTCTTCATGAACTCAGTCCAAATAGGATAGTCCTCAAGGATGTGCCCAAGCCTCTTGAAATGGTTTGACTCGCTCACCTCCAGCGCAATGAATTCAGCGACAAGCGACAGCTCTGTATAGTCTGAGATTATGCCGTCGTGTTCCATGCCTGCGAACGTTTTGGGCTTTGGGAACTCTCCGACGGCGTCTGTGATTTTGGCATACTCGGCACGCAAGTCGGCGAGAATCCGTTTCCCTTCTGCGTCCAACTCGTCCTCTGGCTTGCCAGGCTCCTGCCCCATCCTCACTTTCCAGTTGGCGACAATACGGTTTCCAATCGCTATGCGGAGTTTCTGAATGTCATAGGCGCCCCGCACACTTGTCCTAAGCGCTTCCCTGTTCGCCATGTCACTTCTCCCTGTTTGTTGGTTCGCTCCGCCTCTTTGGGTTGCTTGCGCCGCACGGCACGCTTTACCCTCATGGGTTGCTTCTGCAATTTGGCACGCTTCTACAATGTGGGTTGCTTGCCTCATCTGGCACGCTTGCTTGTCGAGGGTTGCTTGCCTAATTTGGCGCGCTTCTACAATGTGGGTTGCTTGCGCTTCATGGCACGCTTCTGGAGTGTGGGTTGCTTGCACTCAATGGCACGCTTACTAATCGAGGGTTGCTCTGGCAATTTGGCACGCTCTGTCATCTTGGGTTACTTCCCTCACATGGCGCGCTTCTACCTTTTGGGTTACTTCCATCCTTTGGCGCGCTCTGGGGAGTTGGGTTACTTGTGGTCAACGGCATTTCGCTTCAACCCTTCCGTCACCTTGGCGTGGTTCAGCCCGTTCTCAAGTACAATGGCGAGTTGCCTGGTTGCCGCCTGTGCGCCGTCATTGACGCCTGCGTGATAACCGTCCTCGTACCCGGCCTTATAGTGTGCCGCCTCGTTTACTGTGGCATCCTCAAGCGCGGTGCTCACCACGTATGGACGGTTGTCGAAATGCTTCGCAACGCCAATCGCTGCGCATCCGACAAAACACCAGAACACAAACGACCCGATAATGCCGACTACAACGCCGCGCAAAAACCTCGTGCTATCGCTCATGTCACTCCCCTTTCTTTCGCCGCTGTTGATGCGCCGTAAATTCGTCAACCTCTTCTTTCTCTTCACCGGCCAAGCCCACACGATCCGCCGGCGTCATGCCGAACGCGGATATCATCGCCTTCATGCGCTGGAACGCTTTGTCAGCAACAAGCACGGCCGGGTGCAGTTTCGGTGCGCCAAGCGCGCCCTTCGTCAATATCCCGTCCTTCCGCAAGCGGCGCGACGCTTTCAGCCACAACGAATATGAGTCGCTATACAACATGAGCGCGTCTCTATCAATCTCCGTGTACAACCCCATCGCCTTGAGTTGTCTCACAACGCGCCGCCATGCCTTCTTGCCTTCCGCGTCCAACTCAGCGGGCGCGGCTACACTCTTGGCCTTAGACGGCGTAGGCTCTTTCTTCGGCAACGGGCGCCGGCCCGGGTTGCCTTCAAGAACTTTGAGTTTGGTTGGCTTGGCTTTTGGTCCACGTTTCATGTTAGCTCCATTTTTGCAGGGCGAAACCTGCACTTGTTTTCGTAACAG